CCCATGATTTTATTTCTAAAACCTAATGTTACGCTGGATGAATCAACTTGTGAAATAGTTACAGCATCGTCTGCTATCTTTGCAGTTGTAACAGCGTCATCATTTATCTTTGCAGTTTCAACCGCACTTGTTCCTAATTTGTCGGTAGTAACTGTTCCGTCTGAAATTGTGCTAATTATACCTTCAGAACCTAACTGATAAACTTGAATGTTATTTGTGCCAGATGATGGTGCCGATGTAAATGTGATTGTAGAACCACTTACTGTAAAAGCATATGAACCGCCTTCTCTTTGATAAACATTATCAACAAAGACTAAAAAGAATTCATCGTCTGTTGAAGCAGGTGTTTTTGTTAATGTAAATGCAGTTGTTGAACCATCACCATTGAAATTATCAATATGAGACGTTGTGAATGGTGAGTTGCCAATATATGAATTGTTTAAATCAACTCCTGATGGTGTATTTCCTATGTATGACATCTATAATATCCCTCTACTATTTTTTTTTAGGTAACGTCTTCGAGTATTGAAGCAACTACATCAATTGTTGCGGCAGAAGCATATACTTGAATTTTATCATCACCGTTCAATACGATTTTCTGACCTGATACAACTTTTAGTGTACCTCCTGATGGAACTGGTGCCTCTTTTGTTAAAAAGTAACCTGCTGTTCCTGAACTATCGTATATTTTTACAGATACATCAACTGAAGATGACCCTGTGTTACAACAATCTAATTCAACACAGATTGAATTTACTGCTGAACCATTGTTTGCTGTGTATACATCAGTTGGTGAACCAGAACTTGTGCTTATGCTTGTTGCAAATGCGTTTTTAAAATTGTTTGCCATGAATAAATCCTTTTGTTTTTAGTCTTTATAGTTATTATTTATAAAACATTATAAACTGTTTTTCAATAATTTTATCCCAATGCAACAGAAACTGCTATGCTAAAACCTTGCGTAGAAAGTTTTCCATCTTCTGCTGGTAAAGTAAGCGTTCTATCTGTTGATGGATCTTCAGGTGTCAAAGTTATTTCAGCGGCATCGTCCGTTGCACCTTCAAACACAATTGAACCGCCAACATTTACATCACCGGAAGTTGTTACAGTTGTGCCATCAACGTCACCTGTAACATTTCCAGTTACGTCACCTGTAACATTTCCTGTAAATGTACCAGTGATTGTTTTGTTTGTAAGTGTCTGTGTGGCATCTTCTAAAACAAAATCATCGGTTGGTAATGTTGTGGCAGAACCACTTACGTTACTAAGTTTTGTATAGATTTCAGTAAAGTTATCATTTATCTTGTCACCGCCGGTTCTTAATGAATCACCAGTGCCGTCATCTGCTGTTGAACCAATACCTACTGTTTGCTTTGACATATTTTATTATTTCCTGTTATTATTTATTTATTTATATCAACTATTTTTATCAAATGTTACCGTTACGTCATCAAAAGTTGAAGCAGTTGAATCAAAAATATAACTTCTGGTTCTTGTAACATTGACAGTTGAAGGTGGCGGCACATTTATTTTTGTTGTGTATGCAGAACTTGGTATGTTACCGCTACTATCAGAAACTTGATCTATTCTGTAACTACCAAAATCTTGTATTCTGTACGCATCTGAATAATTATAATAAAGACTTTTTTTCCTATCGATTCCCGGATAATTTGCAACATCTGATTCAGCACTTTCACCTCTCGCAAATGCGTATTTTGCTAACAAGTCTAATGTATGACCAGTCGATGAGATTGAACCAGTTGTGCCAATATTCAACTTGACCGATGAACTTAATGTAAGTTCTCTCTTACTAGATGGCACATCAGATGACGAATCGTAACCAACCTGTGGTGTAGAATTTAAAGTTGTGCCATCGGTATCTGTACCAAGTCTTCTCGCAAAGACTGTTTGTATTATTGCATCGAATGTGCTTGCAAGTTCAGGTGTGAATGTTTCACTACTTGTATTGTCTGATACTTCGCTACCAGTAATTGATTTTATTTTAGCACTTACCAATGTGCTTGTAGTCAATTGACCAAACAAATTCCAACCAGAAGGGTGAATTGAATTTTTGAGTAACGATCTCCATTTGTCAGTTGATTGATCAACCTTTACAACATATGAAAAATCTTGATAAAAACGATTGTCTTGTAAAAAGTTTGAAGGATTCGATACACGACCTTTTTCGTTTATGAATTTACCAGATTCATTTCCAAGATAACCAACCGATGAAGTGCCAGATGCAGTATTATCAATAGCAATTGTTGCCGTTGCACCGCCGGTATCTGTGATTGTATCACCTACTATAAAATCATCTGTGCTATCGACGATTAGTATTTGTCTATCACTATCATACGAAACTACTGTTCCTGTATGTGTTGTAAGTGTATTGTCCTTTGTAAAAGTTCCAGTAATATCTTTGAGTCTGAAATTTTTATCAAAATATATTGCAGGTGCCGATGTGTAATTCAAACCAAAGTTTTTTGGATCTATTTGTTTTACTGAACCAACACCAGATGTTGAAATAGTTAGAACCGAAGCACCTGAACCGCCTGAAGTTGTGATTGATGAAACCAAAGGTAACTTATTATAATTTTTACCTCTTTTGATTACACGAACTTTTGTGATTTTTCCAACTTCAGATGCGCCATCTAAACTGTCTATCGTTTCTTCTTCAAGAACGATATCGGTGCCAAAATAAGTGTCACCATAAAATGCTTCACTACCAGATTCCAATTTCATATATTGTGTATCTGTGTATGTAACTTTGATGTTATCTAAGTTTGCAGGTGCCGATGAAAATGTTAGATTAGTGCCTGAGACTGTAAATCCTGACGATTGAACAGCAGTATTCAATTCAATTTGAACTTGATATTCAGTAACTTCTCTATTTAATTTGAATACTGTTGTTGAACCGTCACCTGTAAAAGATTCATAGTCGTCTTCCATTGCGAATGAACCACCGACAACACGAACCTTTGCTTCGGCACCTGTTCCGTTTGTGTCGTCTTCATTGAAGTTCAATTCGTCTCCGATTGCATAACCAGAACCGCCGTCATCAATCAAATAATTGTCAATACCGCCGTCACCGATCAAACCAACTTGCAATTTTGCAAACCCATTTCCGGCAGACGCAATATCAATTTCGTCTTCTACATTATAGTTGTGACCTGACTCTGTAATTGTCGCACCTGTGATAATACCTTTCACAGTGAATGTTATAAATCTATCTGTGACATTTGATATTGCCGTAACTTCTTCACCTACACTAAATGTCCCAGTTGATAAATTATCATCGATCACTGCCTCAATAACAGTGTCTTGACCTTCAGAAAAACTAATTACGGTTTCTACGACCGCAGTTGCGTTTGTTGTTTTACCAGTTATTTTTTCACCAACCATTTCATTGGCATTTGACTCACCAACTGCTGTCAGTCTTATAACTTTATTTTTTACCCATCTACCATCAGATGGTTTGAGTATTTTTTCTCTCGGATATTCTATTGTAACATCTTGACCAAAAAGAATTCTGAAAAAATATTCATGACCTCTTTTTGTACCTTTTGCTTCGTAAAGATTTTTTATGTTTTTTGTAAGTTTTCTTTTGTCAATACCTTCTACTAAATTTTCAGGTATTGTTTGCAAATACATATCACGAAATCTTTTTAGGAATTCATCAACCGTTTCATCGACATCAACATAATCAATCAATTGATGTATGTTTTGAACTGGATTGCCTTTATAACTTACAACGGTTGCGGTTGCGCCTGAAGTTGAACCAGTGATTGTTTCGCCAACCATAAACCTTTGATTCGCACGAATAAATATTTTGTTGTCATTAATAATTTTTTCTAAAACAACAGTTGAAGTTGCGTTTGATGTAGAACCTGTAACAGTTTCACCGACAACGAAAATGCTTGAGTCTTCTGTTAGAAATAAACTATCATCTTGATTGATAACTTGATTTGATGTATTTGTTTCAAGTGCAAGCGTTGAAAAATCTGCATTGACTGTTAGTTCACCTGTCTCTAAAAACTCATAATAATATTTCAAAAATTGAAGGAATAAGGGATACTCCTCTTGTACAACATTTGGTGTTGTTTGTTTAAAAAGGTTTGATAACTTATGTTCTAATGTAACTTTGTTATCAATCATCTAATTATCCACTTATAGAATTTGAGGTAAATGTGCTTTTCTCAAAATCTATTTGAACTAACTGATTTCTAATTGAAAATATGTTTTGATTGTCAGGTTCTGTTGTTAGTTCGATTGTTGTTGTATTTGTAGAACCAGCAGGTGGTATAACTTCTGTGACATTGAGTGTGATTTCTATTTTACCAGTTACATAATTAATCGTACCTACTGTTCTATTGACAAAGTTCTTGATTATATTTGCACCAGATGCTGATAAGTAATAGGATCTAATATTTCCGTCACCGTCATCGTCAAGAAAAATTGTGTTTGTGTTGCCACTTACTTTGAAACCAGTTGATGAAACTATACCGCCATTGTCAGCATTGTAACTTGCAGATGGATGAAATAATTGATTGTTGAAATCCAGCGTGTATTTCAAACTACTATCCAAAGTAGGTATGAAAGTTTTTATTATCTTTAGTTTATTTGAAACCGATACGATTGAGTCATCAGCATCTTGTAAATTCTTTGCATAAACTGAGTTTTTGAAAGATGTGCCAAAATTTGAAAGTGTTGTATTGTAAGTTTGTGCTTTACTAATCACATCATTTTCTAATTGTACATTTGTTTTGATTGTTGATTTTTCATCATATTCAAATGATGTTGTGCAAATAACTTTTGTTGTTTCATAGTCAACAATTTCTGGTAACACCGAGGCAATTGTATATTTTTTCAAATCGGTAATAATATTTTCTTTTGCCTGAGAATTTAAAGTTATAATATTTTTTGGTTTGATTGAAATAAATATTTTACCATAGATAGGTGGATCATTATCTTCTCCACCCCATACACTTACACTACTTGCGTTTGGATAAATTTTTGATAAAATTGTTTTATAATCCTGAGTTGTAACGGCACGATTTTTTGCAGTATTATTCAACCTTGAATTTGTTTTGATTGAATCGTTTGTTTCTGGTAACATACCACCTTGTGAAATTTCAGAAGTTACTACTGTAACATCAGTTTTACCAGATATTGAACCTGAGAATGTAAATTCAAATGCACCGTTTGCTTCAAACTCATTTGTTACGATGTATTCTAAAATGATAATGTTTCCATTGTCAAGTGCTTTACCAACAATACCGTCTCCAAAATAAACTTCGTATGATCCAGATGTTTGTTGTAAAAAATAAATTAAACTATCACTATTTTCATTTGTGATGTCTTCAACTCTTGTAAAAGTTCTTGTTGTATTATCAGACAAAGAATTTTGAACGGAGACTTTTAGAGTTGAAATATCAACCTTATCAGAATCAAGTATAAATTTTTGTTGTAAATTGTTTGAGTTCGCAGAATATCTTGTTGTTACCAAAGTACCTTCATAAATTGGTAACTGCAAAAATTCTAAAACTCCATTTTGCTTATTGATTGTAACGTCTTCGTTTACAAGAAATGAATAAGTTGAATTGTTTATATCAGATGAAAACTTTGTACCTTTTGTTATAGTAGCAGTTGACAAATCTTCAGGATTGTTTATCGTTACATTTAGATAAGCAATCGGTGCCTTTGACGATCTTGGTAAATAACCAAGAGTTTTAGCATGAGAAGAAATTGTGCTTTTCAAAACTGCGGTATCAAGAAACATTTCGCTTGAAGAAAAGTTCAAATTGTATGCAAGATAATGTGTATTGTATGCAAGTATGTCTAACAACACGTTCATACCAGAACCTTCAAAATTATAATCAGAAAACTCTGTTTGTGATTTTAGAAAAAGTTTTAGATTGTCTTTGATTCCATCGAAATCTAATTCGGTTATTTTATTTTTTGCCATTTATCGTAATCTCTCTAGTATGATTTCTGCCGTTTGTAAATCTGCTGGTGTATTATTCAAATAAAAATCGACCAACACTTGATATTTGTTATCATCATATAATGGGAAAACACGAACCCCTGCCAAGATTATTCTTGGTTCAAAATTATTTATAACGAGTTCTATACGAGTTGCAAGAACATTCGCTGTGATACCATCCATTGGTTCAAACAATAAATCTTGAATACCTGAACTTACTTCTGAATGAAAAGGTTTGTCAGTTGGCATCAAAGTAATCAAATGATTCAAACTTCTTTTTACAGATTGAACATCTGTTACTTTTGAAACATCTCCGGTAATCGGATTTCTTGTCATATTGAGATTCAAATCTTTATACTGTTGTGCATTTCTTTCAGAATCTTTTGTAAGAGAAGCGTCATACTTTACACTCATAACTATTATTTATAAGAATAAATGACAAATATACAAATTGAGTTTTATCTAAAATATAGATGTTACTTCTTTTATAAGGCAATCAACAAAAGATGTAGATAAATCAATTTTTATTGGCACTTCAAATGGTATTGTTATTTCATCCAAACTAATTTGAGAAAAATACCCTGACATTTTATTTTTGATATAGTTTGTAGGTGGTATCAATAATATTATTTTTTGAATACTTGCAATCAAGTCATTTATACCACTAATTACGTTTGGCGTTTCAGCAATAACTCCAAGTGGTCCAGCAGCAACTGCGGTAGTTGTAGATGAAAATAAACCTTGAACAAGAGATTTCATTGTGTCTTCAACTTCTTTGATAAGTTCAAACAAAGGATCTAATAAAGGTAAAAAACCTGCCATGACAAGTTCTGATAATTTAGTTTGTGCTTCTGAACCATCCCATTCTGGAAAAGGTATTTCACCTATGTCACCAAAATTCAAACCTTTCAAATATGAAGGCACACCGTCTATGTCCGGTATTTTCAATGGTATACCAATATTGAAATCATTTACGAAATCTCCAAATGCTAATGACTTTAAAGAACCAACTGGATCAGCACCGATTGAAATCAAATCTGCCATACTTGATAATATAGCAGTCAAACTTGACAATAACTCATTAAGCGCAGATATAACTGCCGCCGGATTTGCTTCTGCTATCACATCAAGAACAGCATTCAAAGAATCTAATAAAATAACGAAAGGTGCAAATTGAACATCAATTGTATTTTGCTTTACAAACTTATCAGATTGATCAATTAGACTTTTAATAAGTTGTTTCAGTTCTCTAAAATTTCTGTCAAGTTCTTCTTGCGTAAATGTCTCAGCAACTTCTTCAGTTGTTATATTCAAATTTTTTGAAATTATACAAGGTATACAAATATCAACAGATGCCATTATTCATAATCCTTCAACAAACTTTTCAACTTAGTAATCAAACTTTGAAGTTCTACCGTGTCAGTTGGTTCTTTCAAATAAAACAATGGACTACCCATGTTACCTACCCAGTTTGAACCTTTTATAATATTTTCTAAAACAGTGACTATACTTTCAAATATTTTTGATAATGATGTCGTATCATTTGCGAGGATCATTTTATCAACTTTCAAATTGAAATTGCCATCAACGGTTAGATTTGCGTTACCTTTGATATTTACATAATTACTACCGGCAACAATTTCATAATTGTCACCTACAACTCTTGTAACTTTATTTCCGTCTGCATCTATTTCGTAAAACGTACCAGATGTATGGTATTCATGAATTCTTTCTGAACCATTTGTGTCATCAAATTCTACAACGTGACCAGATTCAGATTCAAATACATGATTCCTAGGATACTCAGCATTATTTTCTATTTCAAGTTCATCCCATGTAGAACCATCCGCAGATGAAACGCCGGTTGTAGAATTATTTGCTTTTTCAATTTCGGATTGGTGTAAACCACCTCTTGCTAATCTGTTTGTATCAGGTTCACCAGTGATTGAAGGATAAATACCATTTGGATCATTGAAACCTTTTGATGAGTTTGCCGATCTTGAAGCAACTCCGGGAATCGAACCTAAAATCATTGGTTCTTGAAAAGCATCTGGATCACGAAAGAAACCAAACACCTGCGAACCTTCAACTAAGAATGAAGGTGTGTGTCCCATACCATCCATTGAAGGTGTGGTGACTGGATATATTATGTGCGCCCATTGTAAATCGTTTGTTGGTATTTTACTTTTGTCTTCGGTGTGATAAGAAAATAATCTTACACGAACACGACCTAATCTTTCAGGATCGTTCCTATCTTCTACTACACCTGTGAACCAGATGAAACCATCACGACCATAAAGATGTGAAATCATTTAACTATTTATTAGATTCTTTTTGATCTTCTTTTTCGTCTTCTTTTTTCTTTTTAGGTTTGACCATTTTGGGAACTTTGGTTTGTATATCACCAACTCCACTACGATCAATATAAGAATAGACGTATTCTTTGAAACTTTTCATTATGCGTTATCTACCAATACTAAACTAAATTCTGTTGAAATAGTTGCGTTTGTTGCGCCTTTCGTTCTAACTTCAAGATCAGTTTTTTCTACAAATTTAATTGGAATTGCAAATTCTAAAGTTTGGTTACTTTGATAAAGTGCCATTGTTTGAGAAATTCTAAATGTTTGCCCAAATGGTCTTTGAAATAAACCAATCAAAGTTTCTTGATTTTTTGATGCAGACGCTGAAAGTTGCATAAGATAACCAGTTTTACCAGCAGGTATAGTGTAAAATGCTTGCAATGTTTGCCCATATTGAGCATCAATTTCTGTAACATTTGTCCCACCAATTGAAACAATTATTGGATAAGCGTTTGTGTTACTATCAGTATAATACGCTCTGAATATTCTATGAAAACTTTGTGACCCAGCGGTTGAAGTTCCTGTTAATGATAATGTCTCAGTAACTTCATTATAATCTGTATCCAAACCTTCAATTATTATATCACCAGTATCAGAAGCGTTTGATGTTACTGTGACTGTTCCCGGAAAAGCACTATAATCAATAGTTGAAGTTGAAACGGTATCAGCAAGAGTCCACACAGTACAAAAATCTGCGGATGATGTGCCTTCAACTAATCCAAATTTGGAAACACCAGAATAACCGGCAAGTTGACCAGCAGATATAATTATGTTTGATGCGGCACCAAAGGTATTAACAATATTTCCTTCTTGATCTCCGATCATTACAACTTCGAAAGTTGTTTTGTTATGATCAAGATATTGGTCTGAATCTATTCTATACTGTGCCATTTCTCTTAAAAACTTCCAATTCTTTTTTTCGCTTCTTTTTGTCTCTAACTACAACTACCGATGAATCGTCACCTGTACCGGCAACGCTTGTTCCTGTTACGTTTGCAATTTCTTCAGATACTTTTTCTAAATCTTTGAGTGATACAAAGATAGGATTGTCTTCTGAATCAAAAACCTCAAAGATTTCAATACCCATTACAACGTCAATGGGTTCTTGATTTTCGATATTGTAAACCAAACTTTCATTTTGAATATATTCATAATCATTTTGCTCGGTTTTATACATTATATCATTTTTGAGTTTGTATGTGCCTTTTGATAAAGTTTGTATTTCGTTTGATTCAACAAGATCTGATTTTATATTATGATTTTCATGTAGGTAATCTAAGAATACATTTTCTAAATCAGCAGATTCTTTGAATGTATCTTTGAGTAAATATAATGCAGTTGCGTATGAACCAAGTGTGGTACCAATCAATGGTATCTTTTTTAGGATTCTTCTTATATTGAAAACTAATTTATGAAAAACAGTATATGCGTTTTTTTCTTTTGATGATTCTAATTTGTCTGGTTTACCAGTTTCTGGATTGACTTTTCGATTGCCATTTTCATCAAAGATACCAAGTTTGTATCCGGGAAGTTTTTTGAAATCTGTTACCAGTAACTTTATAAAACGATAAGAAGCAAATAAATCTGTTACACGATTCATAAAACTATTTATAAGTTTTTTAAACTATTTATTATATTGTCATCGATGTCAACTTCTGGTAACTCACCATCGTTCAACATATTCAAATATATCATAAAAGTTTTGAGTTCTGACCAATATTGATGATTTATTTTAAAGAGTAGTAGAGTTGCCGCCGCATCATAACCAAAAACATTATTCAGTATGATCATATGATTTAATATCAATCTATCTTTTAAATCACCTGTCAACTGGTATTTGTTTAGAAGTCTTTTGATGTAACGAAATCTTTTCATGTCCTCATTGAATTCCTTTTCTGAACTACAATGTGGATTTCTATAATTTTTTACTGCAAAGAAATCAATATTATCTTTTGTTAATTTATCAAAGTCCATTCATAATATAGTTATAAGAAAAAATTAAACTATTCTTGCAAGAACAGCGAATGTTCCGGAAGATGTTCTTTCATAAACAAAACTAATTGATCTATCAGTTTCATCTTCGTTTATGAACTCATCGTAAGGAGTGTCTAAATCTTTTCCAAACTTTCCACCATACTGAACTAATGGTAATTCGATTTCACCTGAATCTTCAACCATGTTTACGTCACCGAAAGAAATACCAAACAATCCAAGTTTGCTTCTTAGAATATTTACAGCATTTTCGGGAATGATATATTCACGAATACCAATTGAACTTACAAATTGGTTTAGTTTTTCAACAACAGCATCGTCATTCAAATCAAACAGACCGCCGTTTTCATCAACGGCAACGTCTGATCTTGTGCTCATAACTTCTTGTAAATCTTGTCTTATTTGTTCGTATGATTTCATTTGTTATTTTCCTTATGCTATTGCACAACCATTATTTGAGATTGCAACCCATTTTGAATTTGTAAATAGTAAAACAACGGTGTCACCGACACTATTGAATGTGATTGTAGAACCGTTTGCGAAACTTGTTGGTGTTAATACGGCAGTATTAGTATCAAAAACTATACAAGTGATAATTTTTATTTGACCGTTTGTACCATCTGCCAATGTTAGTGCAATGCTACCACTGCTAAGAGTAGTTACATGAGTTATTGCCGATGTCACATCAACAGCACCGGCGGCAGTTAAACTTTGTGGTGTTCCACCTAATCCTAACCAAGTTGGCACACGATTAAAAATGTTAGCAACACTAATTTTCTTATTTACTGGACTACCAGATGGGTCATCAATTACGTGTAACAAATCTTCGGAAGCAATACCAGTTCCTAAGTCAGTTAATTGTGTTATTTTCTTATCTGCCATTTCTTACTTACCTCTTGAATTTCCTAATATAACCTTTTCAGAAGGTTCGGGATTAAGAAATTCATCACATAACGCTAATGCACCTTGCATTGCTTGTTTCTGTTGTATAAGAGAATGACGAGTCTGATCAATCTTTTTCACATTCTCGTCAATCTCTTGTATGTCTTTTTCTAATTCTCTTCTTCTCTTTTGTATCTGAGTGAATCGAATTGATTTTCTGTCTACTTTTTCACTTTTCACTGTCATATTGTTCATCTGCATCATATCATACATTCCAAATCCTTTTAATAATAAAGTTATTTATATTCTCAAATTACGTAACTGTTAAAGTAGCGGCACTTGAATTTACATCATCAGCACCTGTTACTGAGACTACACAACGATACTCGTAAGTATCTAACCCTGAACTATCACTAATCGCAAGAGTTGCTGTTGTTTCGCCAGAATAAGGTGATCCACTAACATTTCCAAAACCGCCACCGGTATCAACTTGCCATTGAAAAGTAAGCGTTCCAGAAGTTGTGCTTGCGGCAACTGTAAAAGTAGTGGCAGCAGGTGCGGCAACTGATTTGCTTGATGGTTGTGATGTAATTGATATCAATGCGTCTGGATATTTTACATCTTCAGCATCTGAACCTATAGAACTTGCAGCAACTAATACTTCCTGAAAAACTCTTCCAGCACGTCCACCTGTTCCAGATGTTCTTTTTACCCAACCAGCATGAGTTAGTTTCCCATCCTGTGCGGCAGTTTCGTTAGTATCAACACCATAAATGTTTCCTACTACATCATCTGCAACACCTGATTGTGCGATAGATTTTGGTTTACCGTTTGAATCGTCGGTCATTGTCCATAGTGACATATATTATTCCTCTCTTTATTTGATTATTTATAAATTCCATGAATTTTTATTTGATTAGCAGGTTTATCTGTCATGGTTTTCTTTTCTTGATCATCATTACCTTTTTTTTCTTCTCTTTTGAGTCTATTATTAGTAATTCTTTCAACAAATGATTTACCATCACGAGTTCTGCCATCATATTTTGCTTTGTTTTCTTTTATTTTATCATTTATTTTTTGAAGTTTTTCTTCTTTCTTCATTGCTTTTGATATTGCTTTTCTTTTTTTGTGTAGGTATTCATCTGAATCGTCTACGTCACCGTCGTTGTCAATATCTTTGTCTTTACGATCATCAAAATCTTTTTTGACTGCCTTTTTATTTACAGGGTCAAGTTTTTCATCGATAACAGTTTCACTAACATTTTTTAATGAACCTTTCATTTTCTGAAATAATGATGGATCGTTTTCAACTGTCTTCAATACTTTTTGAAGAACCTTCATCATAACAGCACGAAGTTCTTTGTTTTGCATAGACTTTTCTGGATTCTTGAACGCTCTAAGTGCTTTTTGCATTTCGTCTTTGTTTACCAATCCCATGCGAAAAAGTCTTTTGATTTGCGGATCAATTTCTTCTTCAGTTATGAATTCTTCTTTCATATGATAACCTTTGTCATCACAATGATTGCAACCTTTACCTTCGCATTCAGGGCATTCAACCTTTGCTTCTTCTAGTTCAACCGATTCAACTTTAAAACCTAATAACTTTGATGCTTTTTTGGGACCAATGTTATCTGCCATGTAGTCACCAATTGCAAGTCTTGATTTAGGTGTACTTGACTTGGCAATTTTAGCAACTGCTTTGGTATCACCTTTACGAAGTAAAGCGGCAATTTTTAAAAACTTTGCCTTGTCCATAAGTTGCTTACCTGCCGCTTTTTCAAAATCGTCAGCGGCAGTATTTAGATCACCCTTTTCATTTGTAACTTCTTCTAGTTCAACTTCTTCTTTCAAAGGTTCCATACCAAGTTTCTTACGATATACATTCAGTTGTTTGATTATTTCTTTCTGTTTTGGTGAATTAGCAATGGCATTCAATGCTTTGTTTGTGAGTTTTAACATCATTAGTTTATCATTTTCTTCGAGATTCTCATCAAGTTCAACTTCTTCTTTGTAACTTTCTTTTTCTATCCAGTTTTTACCCTCTGGATTATATGCGTTATATTGACAAGAACTTTCATTAGTTGGTTTACCAAACATATCACCGCAATTTTTACAACACATATTATTCATGTCTTTTGATTCATGGATATCACCACTTAATTGATTTACAATTGTTTCTTCTAATGATTGTGGTTTGCTATCTAAATATTTCATTATTTTTTTCCTTTTTTATTTTGGGATTTTTTTGCGTTTTGGATATTTGTAATTCTTTGTATAACTTCTTGATATCTGGCAACCTGTGCTTGTGCCTGTGCTAATCTCTTTTGCATTTGTGCATCTTTTAATTTATCGGCATCATCTGCTGGATTAATTTCTTCTTTTATTTTACTAGGTATTTCATCATGCTTTGTTGAAGCAAAATCTTTTAGGTCTTTCATAGACATTGAGTCAGCAAGTTTTTTGACTTCATCCGATGCGTCATTAGGATCCATCTCACCTTTTTTCAATGCGTATGCCATTGCCATTAATTTTTGTTGTGATTGTGAAACTGCCTTTTCTTGGATTTCACCATTCTTTGTTTCGGACTTTAGATAATCACGTACTGTATCGAGATAGTCAACAGATTTTGTAAGTTTGGATTGAACCCATTCAGGTAAATTATCCATTGATTTTACAATAGGCATTAATTCTTTGACAGCATCCATTGCTGTTTGAAGTTGTGTCAATGCCATACCAGACTCGTCATTATATTCATCATTCTCTTTTTTAGGAGAACGAACTTCGGCGAGTGCATCTGACATTGCGCTGTATAGTTTTCTATAATCCATTACTTCTCTTCTATCTCTAAAACCAAATCTTTGGTTCCTTTTATTATTCTATGATACATCATTCTTGGTATGTAATAGATTTTACCTACTACTAATTTTTCAGGCATTCGATTGTCAAACTGTAATTGCCAATCAACACCTTCAAGAATTTTGACATATCGATCTTGTTTATCTCTATGCCATATCAAGTGTAAACTAAGAACATTTTTTTCGAATGTTCTTATTATCTTATTATTTATAACTTTTTGATTGTATGGGTTATCTGACATTTA